TTGACCAACTAGCTGATGTTGCCTATGACTATGAATACGAAATAGACGACCACGACATCTTAGACATAGTGGCGGGATACTGATATGAGTGATGTTTACGAAGAAGATCCAATTGTAATTGAAGCCTCTATTGAGGATTGGGTTATTAGCAAGTGCGAAGATTGGCGAGATTATTATGAATCAAACTATGAGGCGCGCTTTGAAGAATACTACAGGCTTTGGCGCGGAATCTGGGATCCTTCTGATAGTGAGCGCAAATCTGAGCGTAGCCGGATTATCTCTCCTGCTTTACAACAAGCTGTTGAATCTAATGTTGCTGAGTTAGAAGAAGCCACGTTTGGAAGGGGAAAGTGGTTTGATGTGTCTGATAACTTGGGTGACACCGACCGTCAAGACGTTTTGTTTTTGCGGAACAAACTTACTGAAGACTTTGAAGAGTGCATGGTGCGCAAGGCCGTTGCTGAATGCCTTATCAATGCCGCCGTGTTTGGTACGGGCATTGGCGAAATTGTTATTGAAGAAGTCAAAGAAATGGTTCCTGCTACTCAACCAATTATGGACGGAGACCTCCAAGCCGTTGGCGTTAATATCCAAGACAAGGTAAAGGTAAAGCTTCGCCCCGTCCTGCCTCAGAACTTCTTAATTGACCCTGTTGCTACAAACGTAGATGACGCATTAGGCGTGTGTATTGACGAGTTTGTTAGCCGCCATATTGTTGAGCAGTTACAAGAGCAAGGCGTATACCGTGATGGATACGTTGGTCCAGCGGCGGCAGATACTGATCTTGAGCCAGATCAAGACATTACGATTTATAACGATGACAAGGTCCGATTGACTAAGTATTACGGTCTTGTACCTAGCGAACTTTTGGCAGAAGCGCTGGATGATGACGTCGAAGAAGAAGGCAAGTACGTCGAAGCTGTTATTGTTATTGCTAATGGCGGAATTCTTCTTAAGGCTGAAGCCAATCCTTATATGATGAGTGATCGCCCCGTTGTTGCATTCCCATGGGATGTAGTGCCAGGGCGGTTTTGGGGAAGAGGGGTCTGTGAAAAAGGATACAACTCACAGAAAGCACTCGATACAGAACTGCGAGCCAGAATTGACGCATTAAGTTTAACAATCCACCCGATGATGGCTATTGATGCTACGCGACTTCCTCGCGGAGCAAAGCCAGAAGTGCGTCCCGGCAAGATGATTCTAACTAATGGAGATCCTAGAGAGGTACTTCAGCCATTTAACTTTGGGCAGGTTAGCCAAATCACCTTTGCACAAGCTGGTGCGTTACAGCAGATGGTACAGCAAGCAACGGGAGCTGTAGACTCAGCAGGTATTGCGGGCAGTGTTAACGGCGAAGCGACTGCCGCTGGCATTAGCATGTCTCTTGGCGCTATTATTAAGCGTCACAAACGTACACTGATTAACTTCCAGCAGTCTTTCTTGATTCCGTTTGTTAAGAAGGCCGCATACAGGTACATGCAGTTTGATCCCGAAACTTACCCCGTTGCAGATTACAAGTTTAACGCTAGCTCTACTCTGGGTATTATTGCTCGTGAGTACGAAGTTACTCAGCTAGTCCAGTTGCTACAGACTATGGGACAAGACTCACCACTGTACCCAACACTAATTCAAAGCATTGTAGACAACATGAACTTGTCTAATCGCGAAGAGCTTATTGCGGCAATGGCTCAAGCCATGCAACCCAACCCGCAAGCACAGCAATCTCAGATGGCCGTTCAACAGGCGCAAATGGAGTTCCAGCAGTCTCAGACGGCGGCGCTTAATGCTCAGGCGCAAGAGTCTGCGGCTAGAGCAGGAAAGCTGGTGGCAGAAGCCCAAGCAGTGCCACAAGAAATTGAGATTGATAAGATCAATGCGATCACCAGAAACCTTAAGGAAGGAGATCAGGACGACAAAGAGTTTGAGCGCCGCATGAAAGTAGCCGAAACACTATTACGTGAGCGAGAAGTCGCGGCTAAAGAGCAAAACAATGTTCAGGTAGAGCAACGAGCAAATGAAACTCGTGAGGCCGAACAAATGTTGATGCAACGTCTTGGTCAAGAATGAACGTGGATTTAAAGCTTACAGCCATCTACGACAAGCTACTGTCTAAAATACAGGCAGTAGAGGCTATTCGTGGAGAAAAAGGTGAAAAAGGCGATCCGGGCCCGCAAGGGGCAAAAGGAGAAACCGGAAAAACCGGAAAAGCCGGATTAACCGGAAAAAACGGTATAGACGGTAAGGACGGCAAGGATGGCGAAGACGGAGAAAGGGGGGAAGATGGCGTAGGCATTGAAGATGCGTCCATAGACTTTGACGGTCACCTTGTTCTTAAAATGACAGATGGCGAAGAGATAGATGCCGGATCTGTAAAAGACATTAACGAAGCGCAAGCACCCAACGTCTACAATATCTCTATGGGTAGCATGGCCAGTCGTGCCGATCTTAAGAATGCTAACGCTAGAATTATTACTGCTAACCATACAACAGGCGGATCTGAGATCCTAAAGGTTACCTCTGGTGTTGTTATCAACTTAAGAGAGCATCCGCAAGACCGTGAGACAGTTATTGTTAACTGCCGTACGGATGATCGGATAGACATTGTGGGTGAAATTAACATTGTCAACATGTCTTACTACGACGTAGCTAAGTACAACATTAACGAGTATGGCGCTCGTAGTATTATTGTTGAACAAGACGACACAACATTGCACTTGGTATACATCCAAGAATTCAAAGAGTGGTTGGCAATCTAATGAGTTACATACCACAATCAAGAGCAGACTTAGGTATAGCGCAGGCGTATGAAGTTTCCGGTAGTCACACTACTTCTGGGACTGAGATATTACGGTGCAGTGCTGACGTAGATATTGTGTTAAACCCAGCGCCTAAAGATCGTGAGACGGTAATGGTAAAGCTAACTACAGCCAACACCGTAAAGATCATAGGAGACATTAACATTACGTCTTCTTCTGCCTTTTTTAACATTGCCCAATACAACATAGATGAATTTGGCGGAACAACAGTAACAATTAACACGCCAGATACCACAGTTATATTGATATATGTTCGTAAGTTTGGAGAATGGTTCCCTTACAACTAAGGACAAAAAATGTTAACAAACATTGAGTTTCAAAATTTTTTAAATAGGATGCAACAAATGGTAGATCCTTTGGAAGCTCAGATAGAAGAGCTGACAAAGAAGGTGGAGGAGTTACAAAATGCCAGCAAAGAAAGATCCAAGACTAGCACGCGCGGGCGTAAGCGGGTTCAACAAGCCGAAGAGGACTCCTAACCATCCTAAAAAGTCTCATGTTGTAGTTGCAAAGTGCGAAGATGGCTCCGTTAAAACAATTCGTTTTGGTCAGCAGGGTGTAAGCGGCGCTGGAAAAAATCCAACAACCGAAAAAGAAAAGGCCAGACGTAAATCGTTTAAGGCTCGACATGCAAAAAACATTGCAAAAGGTAAGTGCTCTGCCGCATATTGGGCTGATAAGGTTAAATGGTAATGGCTAAAGACGTAAAACATTACAAGCGTGACGGTACTGAATATACAGGCGGTACGCACAAGATGCCTGATGGTTCGTTACACTCAGGAAAAACTCATGGAAAAACATCCGTAAAACTTTTCCACTTTGAAGATTTGTCTAAAGCGGCAAAGGAGAAAGCTATGCCCGGTTATGAAATGAAGTCAACTAAACCGAAAAAGAAGCCTGCTATGCCTAAGCGCAACGGGCGGATGCTTACTAACAAAAAGAACAAAAAGAAAAAGTAGTCATGCAAAAAGCTAAGACAAAATCTAAGGTTAATCAGGCGGGTAATTACACTAAGCCTACTATGCGGAAGAACCTGTTTAGCAAGATTAAAGCAGGCGGCAAAGGTGGAAAGCCCGGCCAGTGGTCTGCCCGCAAAGCGCAGATGCTAGCCAAAGAGTACAAGGCCAAGGGTGGAGGCTATAAGTAATGGCACTCAAAAAGCCTCAAAAGTCTTTAAAGAAATGGACTAAGCAGAAGTGGCGTACCAAATCAGGGAAGCCATCTACTCAAGGCTCAAAAGCCACGGGTGAGCGATATCTGCCCGAGAAGGCAATTAAGTCTTTGTCAGCCAAAGAGTATGCGGCAACTACGCGCAAGAAACGCAAAGATACTGCGGCTGGAAAACAACATTCTGCACAGCCGAAGCGTATTGCTAAAAAGACAGCTACGTCTAGAACAAGAAAAGCCTGACATTTTTATAAAATCGTGCTACAAGGCACTTAATTAACCGAAAAGAGGATAACGTATGACACCTGAACTTGAGAGGTACTTTGATAACTATAATGAGCTTTTTAACCACGATGGTTATAAGCAACTTGTAGAAGAGTTAAGTAACAACGCAAAGCAGTTGGCTGACATTCAAACTGTCAAAGATCAGGAAGAATTATTTTACCGCAAGGGGCAGGTTGCCGCTTTAGCCACAGTAATTAATCTAGAGGCAACAATTACTGCGGCGCGAGACCAAGCCGAGGCGGAGGCTCAAGAAGAGCTAAATGTATAAAATATATGATTTCCGTTGTAAATGCGGTCGTATATTTGAAAGAATGGTACGCAACGGAGTTACAGTCAGTAGGTGCGACTGTGGCTCTGAAGCTACTAAAATGCTGTCAGCGCCTAAGTGCGTACTCGATGGATCAAGTGGAGACTTTCCAGGTCGTCACATGAAATGGGTGCGAGAACATGAAGAAGCTGGCAGGAAACATAAATCTCCAAATGGAGTTTAATTAATGTCTAGAGCAACAATGCTTGACCTTCACCCTGAAGGGGATAATGAAGAAAACATTGAAAACGAAGCAAACGAGACTGAATCGTTAGAGGCAGAGGAATCTGTGATCGAAGCGGTTGAGCAAACTCAAGACGAAGAAGATCAAGACACTGAAGAAGATATTCCAGAGCGTTACCGCGGTAAATCTCTGAAAGAAGTTGTTCAGATGCACCAAGAAGTTGAAAAGGTGATGAGTCGGCACTCCTCTGAAGTCGGTGAGCTTCGCAAGGTAGTGGATGAGTATATCAATACTCAAACGCAATCAGCACCTCAACAGAACAATGTTGAGCCTGAAAGCGATATTGATTACTTTACCGATCCTCAAGCCGCTGTTAATCGTGCTATTGAGAATCACCCTAAAATCAGAGAGGCAGAGCAGTACACTGCTGATTACAAGAAGCAAGCCGCATTGGCCGCTTTAGGTAATAAGCACCCCGATATGCAACAGATCCTTGGTGATTCTAAGTTTGCAGATTGGATTAAAGCTTCGAAGATTAGGACTCAGTTGTTTGTACAAGCTGACCAAGAGTACAACGCTGATGCGGCTGACGAGCTGTTCTCTCTTTGGAAGGAACGCAAGACAGTTGCACAGCAAACCGCAAATGTTGAAAAGCAGGTGCGGAGAGAGCAACTCAAGAAGGCTAATACAGGCAACACGAGAGGCAGTGGTGAGGGATCGCGCAAGAAAACATATCGCAGGGCCGACATTATTAAACTTATGAAAACGGACCCCGAGCGTTATCAGTCTTTGTCTAATGAAATTTTTCAAGCGTACGCAGAGGGCCGAGTCAAATAATCTAGGAGATTGACATGGCTACTGTAAACTACCCCGGCGCTACCGGTATTACCGGCAAAACCGATGCGGCAACTTTTATTCCAGAAATCTGGAGTGATGAAATTGTTGCGGCTTACCAGAAGAACCTTAAAATGGTTCCTCTTGTAAAGAAACTCGCAATGTCTGGCAAGAAAGGCGACAAGCTTCACGTCCCTAAGCCAACTCGTTCGGATGCAAGCGTAAAAGCTGAAAATGCCTCTGTTAAGATCATTGCAAACACTGAAAGCGAAATTACTGTAGACGTTGATCGTCACTTTGAATACTCACGTCTGATCGAAGACATTGTTGAAGTACAGGCGCTTAACAGCCTTCGTCAGTTCTACACTGAAGATGCTGGTTACGCTCTTGCTACTCAGATTGACACTGATCTTCATGCTGTGGCTACTGGCTTCGGTGACGGAACAATGACTCTGTCTCCAGTAGCGGCTAGCTACCAGAACAGTGCGGCTTTCTTCAACAGCAACGGCACTACTACTGCGTTTACTGGACAAGCACTCCCAGCTAACACTGAGTTCAGTGACGGATTCTTCCGTGATATGATCCAGAAGCTTG